ATGCGATTGGAGTTGCTTTTTTACCTTAATTGTTTCACTTTCAATGAACTCTTTAAGAGAATTAGTGTTAGAAATGTTATTTATGTACTCTTTTAGCAAATTTCTTTGACTTGAGCTAAGAGTACTGTACTTTTTGTTAAATTTTTCAATTAAAATACCATAAGCAAGCAATCTTAAATCTTTTTCTTGCTTCCTATACCCCTCAACCATAACATTCTCTTTCTTTTTATCAGAAATCTTTTTTCTTGTTATGTTTTCTACTACTGTAAAGCGACTTTCAGTTTCTAATCTAGGATTCAACTCTTCATTAGTAGAAAATAGTTTAAATATTGAAGCATTTACTTTATAGTTTGGTATTCTAGCCATAAAAAAGTTATTTATATTATAATTGGAACGAACCTCTTTAATTAGATTGTATTTTTCTCTTTTTAAAGAACCTTCGTTTAGTTTAGTACGAGCAGTTAGAACTGCATTCACTAAATGATTAGCTTTTGTTTCTGATTTGTAGTTCTCTACAGTTAATACTCTGTATAGTTCATACTCCTTACCCAATTCTGTGTTTTTATTGAAAAAGTTCTTTAGTGTGTTAGCTGCTAAACCCTTCTTATCATTATTTAACACATCAACCGTAATCTGGCGGGTTAGTAACTCAAATAATATACCTGTGTTACGGATTTTTGAATGCTTTGTCTTTGAACTCATATTAAACTCCAATCATTTATATAATTCTTCATATATAAATATATGATTACCTACTTTTTCTCATTATTAATGGAAGATACTTCCGATTTATATTCATCTTCTAACTCATTAGCCTCTGAGAGTAGTTCTTTTCCATTCTTACCTAAGTGTTTAAATAAATTCTCATAATGTTTTGTAGCAACTCCACCATAAGCCATCTTTTTATCATGCGCACCTAACGGATCTCTTCCTCTAGCACCACTATCCTTACCATATTTATTAGCTTCTTTAGGACGACCAGCGCCTGGCTGACCACCTTCTTCTGAACCACCATTGTTATCTAACTCATGACCAGTTCTACCCATAGCCATATCCGATGGTGTTCCTTGTGACTCACCGCTTTTAGCAGGATCGTTACCTTCGCTTTCTATTTGGTTACGTCTAAACTTAGTTTTATAATCAAATGTAATCTGTTCATCGGTTTCTTTGATTTGTTCATCTGTAAACTTAAATATATTTTTGTATATCCACTCCGTAGATACTAATCCATCCTGCAACATAGATGATGCAAGTGATGTTTTATTATTCCACAACTCAATCTTTTCCTGTTCGTATATTGTAGATGGATTTGTTAAACCTAAATCAAAATTTACGAGCTCTTGGTCTCTAAACCCTTGTGAGTATAGATGAATAACAGCAATCTTTGTTAATTCACTAACAACGATTCTTTGTATTCTTTCAATAGTTCTAGCAAACCTAACATCCTCAGCAGCCAATGTAGCTTTAGAACCTAATCCCTCTTCATATCCTAAGAAAGCCTTTGGAACTCTTAAAGATGCAAGTAATCTGTTCTTTAGATATTCAATATCATCAACAGCATCATAACTTAAACCACTTAAAGATTCAATAGATGTTCCACTATCACCACCACGAACCGGTAAGAAGAAATCTTCTGTTAAGTTCTGTATGTTATATCTAAGGTTATAGTCACCTGTCTTTTCATCAATAACAGGAGCCTTCTTCATCTTATTGATTACCTGTTGCATGTAGTTATCAACTTCTGCTGGTGGAATATTTCCAATGTCCAACTTAAATACTCTCTTTTCAGGAGCTCTCATAATCCTATGAATCAACATAGCATCTTCCATCAGAGTAACCTGTTTCCAAACTTTCCTACCACCCTCTAACATAGACTTACCATAAGGAACATAGTTAGAATCTGATAGAAGTCTGAAGTGAGCTACCTCATAGTTCTCAAATGTCTGTGTTTCTCTAGTTTTGCCTGTGTGTCTGTTACTATCTCCTTGTGGAGTTAACATAAATTGAACCAATTGTGGATTATCTTCATCATGCCCCTCTAACCTAGCAACATCATAAGCAGACATAGGAGTTACATTTGTAACACCATATTTTTCAGTAACTTCTAATTGTAAAAAGAAATCACCATATTTGGTCATATTACGAATCCAAGGCCATAAATTAAATTCTATGTTTAGAATATCATAAAATAAATTATGTAGCACATCATGAATTTGTGCATTATCTGTTGTTATATCTAACACCTTACCATACTCATTTTTCATAGTAGATTCATCTGAATAAATATCTAAAGCAGAAGAAACTATAGAATCCGAATCCATTGATTCGTAGTCTCTAAATAATCCCAACCTTAACTGCTGTTGATATAGTTGGTCATTGTATCCACCATTTTGTAGATTAGAATACAACTTAGTATATCTATCAACCAAATTAGTTTGAACATTTGACTGTAATTGTCCCGTATCAACTATTTTTAGCTTTCTGCCACCTATATTTCTAACAATTGTATTTGTTGAAAACAATCGTTTTAGTCTTGAAAATAAATCTTGCTCTGCCATAATTTGCCTCTTAGTTTAATAACCAATCTAATGATTCTTTTTCGCCATTTGGACCTGTGTCCATTGTCCAAGAATCATTTTCATTGGTTGGTTTTTGTGGTAACATCTGTGATGCTACACCACCTAATGTTTGTTTAGTTAATTCTATTCCTTCATTCTTTAATCTCAATGCCGTATCCCTTACCCAAAGAGTAAGAGCAAAGCTCATTACCAAATCATCGTTATACCCACTCATTGCCTCAGCTTTATTATTGTTATATATAAATACAAATAACTCATCAATTAATCTGTTAGACCTAACAATAACTGATTTTTCTCTAAAGTATTCTTCTAATTTAGCAATAACCAATGGTCTTGTTTTCATTGTCATACTAAATCCAGCCACCATATTCCGATCTTGACTTCTATATCGATTATTCATTTGATGCTCTGTATCTACATACTTTAAATCTTTACTCATATAAAATAAATTTTCATAACCTCTGTCAATACATTGTTGTAGTGTAGCCCAACCTATGTTGTTGTTTTCAACAACTAATAAAGCATTGTTATATTCCGTAGCAGTATTCACCAATAGATTACCAAAGTCTTTTGTTGATATCTTACCTTTATATTCTGCAACTTGCTCCATTGTCTGAACATCCATAACGTGAAAGGCAGAGAAATCCGAACCATCCCCTCTACTAACATCAGCACATAATATATAGTCTTTAGTGTAGTTTGCTGGTTGCCATACCCAAAGACAACTATCTATTCCTCTTTTTTCCAATGGATCTTGTGCGTGAACTTGCTTATATTCTTCTAAGATTACACCATCAATAACAGTTTGTCCTGAAGTTAAGAAGTCACAATCACATTCTTGAGCAGCTAAAGAAGGACCTAATAGTCTATCTTGCTCTGATCTCCACTCATCATTTCTTTCGGGATGTAAGTTCCAATGTAGTTTAATAAAATTCCAATCATTCTCACCCTCTTCTGCACCAACCCAAGTCTTATGAAACCAATTACCAATACCATTTGGTGTAGAAAGTGCAATACATTGTCCACCAGTTGATAAAGTCTGTGAAGCAGCAGCCCATATTGGTTCAATCTTATCAATAAAAGCAGCCTCATCTAATATTAAAAGAGATAGAGCTTCCGAACGACCACTATCCTCGCCGCTTGAAACCGCTTTTACCTGTGAGCCATTGCTGTATCTCAAGGATAGTTTATTATCTTCTGTGCATTTCTGCTTTAACCAAGAAGGTAAGTTAGCGTGCATCACTCTAACCTTTGTAACTAAGTTCTTAGCAGTATCTTGTTTGGTTGCAATAACTAAAATGTTTTTGTCTTGGTGAAATGTCATCATCCATAAAGAATACCCAGCAGTTAATGTTGATAATCCTAATTGTCGAGCTTTAAGAATTACATTAAATCTATGTTCTTCAAAAGTCTTTAATGACTTTTCTTGAAAGTCCCAAAGATGAAAGGGCACTTTTCCTTTTATCGGGTGCTGGACAACGCAATACTTTTTCATAAAGTATGCTGGGTCTTTAGCGCATTTCTTATATTCGCTTTTAATTACCTCTTTTAGTTGTATTGGTTTCATTATATTTTTCCTAAAATAAATCCTATACCTAACCAAAGATATTCATTCTCATACCATTTTGGCTCAACTAATTTTACTAACTTTTCATTTGCTTCATCACGAGCTCTTAACAATTGAATTTGTGCGCTCTTAGCAACCGATAACAAAGAATCCGTTTTCATAGATTGTTCCATTTCTTTTACTAATTCTTCACATATCCCTAACGAAACAGTTTTTACACTATCGGAGTGTTGAAGTTCTTTTATATTATTAGCAATTCCTAACATCTCTTCTTGTGAAAGAGTTACACCTTGTGAAAATAAAGGAACTATTAATAATAATGGTAAGAAGTATTTCAACATATTACCCATTTTTCTTTAGCACATATATATAAGCACTCGCACCACCACTTATTTTATTTATTGCAATTGGATAAATTTGACCAACTATTAATTGCTCAGCTTTCATTACTACACCACCATGCACTTCAATATTAGCAGAACCTGAACCTACTATAAAGCCAGCTGCACCGTATTTTGAACCTGTATAATTTGTTACTGGGTTTGAAGCCGCAGAACCCGAATAAAGCTCGGCACTATAATATTCTCCAGGTATACCTCTTTTTTGAAAATCATTATAATCTGTTGGTGAATCATGCATATTTGACATTTTATTTCTCCCTATTTCTTAGCGAATTTTTTCAAAAAATCTACTGCTTCATCAGAATTATCTTCTGTGAATGCCTTTTCCATCTTTTGAGTTTTCTTCTTTGTATTAGTTAATTTACGTTTGAGATTTCCTATCTCCTTTTTTGAAGATTTTTTGTTCTCTTCCAATACCTTTATTTCTTTTTCAACTTTTTTCTCTTCTTTTTTGTTTTCTTTAATAACCTCTTTAAGTTCCTCAACCTCTTTACTCTTAACCGACTTAGCAGCA